CGACGCGGTTCACTGAACTGGAAGACGATTTGCCGTGTCCTGAGAATCCGGCCAATGCGCGTAAATCGTTGCCAGCGGTCAAGCGCAAGATGGGGACATGGGTGTATGCCTGCCAGTATGAGAATAACCCCGTTCCCACTGACCTGCAAATCTTCAAACCGGAATGGATACAGACCATTGACCGGGTTCCTGAAGGGCATATGCGGTACTTCCGTGTATGCGACCTGAGTTCCGAGAAGGAAACAAAGACCTCGTGGACGGCGATAGTGACGGGGGCGGTGGATTCGGACAGTAACGTCTATATCACAGACATCTTTTGGGGCAACTTCACCGGGCAGAAAATTATCGAGGAACTTATCCGAGGTCAGCAGGTTGACGCGGAGAAGCGGCCTGTCCGGGTTGGGATGGAACCGGGTCCGTATGAGCGGAGTCTGAAACCGTTCATGCGACAGGAGATGATGAAGCAGAAGACGTATATCCCGTGGGCGTGGTTGAAGGGCGAACAGAGCGAGACGAATAAGGATGAACGTATCCGGGGGCTTCAGCCGTGGTTTGAAAACGGGATGATCTATTTCCTGCGCAATTGCCGGAACAGGGATAAGGCGGAAGAAGAACTGATCCGGTTCCCGCGATTCAAGCGCAAAGACATCATCGACGCGCTTGCTCAGATAGAGCACATCATGTTTCCGGGGAAGAAGCCGGAAACGAAATCCGCTACGCCGAAATACGAGGACTGGTTGGACCCGGCGTTGATTCAGGGTGAGCAAACATGGATAGGCCAGGATCGCGTAATGGATGAATCGACAGCCATTCGCGTTTCTGCGATAGCGTACAACTGATGAAACTTCCCTCCAAAGTAGGTAAAGACGAACTCCGGGTATGGGAATCGCGCATCACGCGGGCTTACAAGGCGCGTGAAAAGCATGAGTTGCGCTGGCAGCGGCTTAGGGAGTTTTACCGGGGCAATTATTACGGTTCGGTGAAGTATGAGGATCGTATCGCTATCAATTGGATGCTGGTGAATATTCGCCAGATGATGGCGAGCTTGTACTTCCAGAACCCAACGATGTTTTTCAAGGGTAACACTCCGTTGGGTGAAGCGGTTGCTCCGGTGATGGAGCAGGTACTTATTCGTGAACGTCAGGTAATGGCGGCTCAGGATCAGGAGCGCGACATGCTTTGGAACGCGCTCATGTATGGGACTGGGATTCTGAAGCACGGGTACAACGCGGAATACGACATGGACGAGCCGTATGCGGATGACCGTGCATTGCCGGGGTATCAGGGGAGCAGCGATATACGGTCTGGCACGGATGAAGACTTGAATCTTCCGCAAGCGCCGGTGGTGGAACACAACACGGCGATCCGGTACGGGCATCCGTGGAAGAAGTCTATCAGCCCGTTTGATTTTCTGGTTGATCCGGAGGCGAGGACATCGGATGAAGCGCGGTGGTTTGCGCATGTAATCAACCGTCCGTTTGTGGACGTGATTCGAGACAGCCGGTATGACAAGGCAGCGCGTTCACAGGTAGAGCCTACGGGGCACGCGGAACACGGTAACGATCCGTCGGCAACCACATCGAGTTGGCGGGAAGATGAAGTGTCCCGCGATTCGTCGATGGTGACGCTGTATGAGATTTTTGACAAGGTAACGCAGACGGTCATTGTGTGGAAATGGGGGCTTGACCGTCCGTTGCTGGTGAAACCGTATCCGTTCTTTGGTCAGGAAGGCCCGTATGTGTTTTTGCAGTTCCTTCCTGACGATGACGACTTTTGGGGTATCAGTTATGCGGATTCGTTCAGTGATCAGATTCAGGTCCTGAACAAGATGCGCACGCAGATGATGGACCATCTTCAGCGATGGGGAGCAACGCGGGGGGCGTTCCGCACGGGTTCCGTGAATCCGGAAGATGTGCGGAAGTTCGTAACGAACACGAACAGCTTTGTTGAGGTGATGGGCGCGGACCGTATCAGTGACGCGCTTGAGATTTTCCCGCATGTTCCGATAGCGGGGGATGCGTGGAAACTGACGGAATTGTTCCAGCGCGACCTCGATGAAGTGTCGGGCATATCGGAGTTGTCGCAAGGGTCCGGTCACGGGGTCCAGACGGCGACCGAAGCATCTTACATCCAGCAGCAAAGCGGGTTGCGCGTGGGGGACATGCGGTTTCTTCTGGAACGGGCATTGGTCAAGAGCACGCGAAAAGATGTGTCTATGCTACGCCAGTTTTGGGGACCGGAACGGGTGGTCCCTCTGGTGGGGGATGATGGTCGCGTCTGGCAGATGGTGTCTTTGTCTCAAGACCTGGTTGCCGCCGATTACGAGGTGACGATTGAACCGGGGTCTACTGAGCGCGTGGATAAGAGCGTTCGCGTCCGGCAGACGATTGATGCGATGGCCCAGTTGATCCCGTTGATGCCCTACCTGCAACAGATGGGATTCACCTTGAACGTACCAGAGCTGGTACGGACCTATCTTCGCAACACGGAAGTATTCAGGAACCCGGAACGGATCATTGTTCAGTTGCCGCCGATGGCTACCCCGCCGATGCAGTTGGAAGGGCCGCAGGGTAACGACGCGCCAGCCACGCCGCAGGAAGCACAGGCACAGCTTCCGGCCAGTACGCCGGTGAACAACATGAATCAAATGCCGTGGGAAACGGACCCGGCTCAGATTGGACAGTTTCTGAGTCGGCGCATTTTTGAGGGTGGACCGCGCTAATGCCTCATTACAGTTTTGAATGCGACCATTGCGAGCAGGAGTACATCGAGTATTACAAGGCGAGCGAAGTGCCCAAGACCAGCGTATGTCCCCGCTGTAAAGGGGGCACGGTGCGGACGTTCAAGCCGATGCAGATTAGCATCTTTCATGAGTACGTGACGCCGCATATCACGGGGGAGCCGATGTTGATTCGCAGTCGGAACCACGAGAAAGACGTGTGCCAAGCGAATGGGGTGATGCGGGTCACGGCGGATGAATTTAACACGCCCCGCAAACGGCAGCCGGTGAAGATGGGGTCGTTCAAGGAAGATTACGAGCGCACGCGGCATGAAATGGGGGTTCTATGATGAGTCTGGCAACGGATAAAGCAAGCGAAATCAGGGCGCAAATAGCGGTGCTGCAATCGAAGCTGGACATGCTTGAGGCGCAGAACGGGAAGGTAATGAAGTTTGTGGACAGTCTCAAGGCGGATGGGGCGTTGCCCGATCTGCCCTCGATTGAGACTATCGCAAAGATCGTTGATAGGTGGGTGAAATTTACGGGCTGAACTGTGATGACGCCATAGGCAATCGCAGCAATCGGCAAGGAGCAAACATGGACGAGTTGAAGCAGGCCGCGCTTGGCGGTCAGAACGTTGAACCCGCAGAGGATGTATTCTCGGATGCACTGGCACCCGGAAACGAATATGGCAACAGCGCGGGTGATTCGTTTGTTGAGGACAAGGGTGTAACCGGCGGTATTGGTATGCCGAAGGAGACGAGCGGGTCTCCGCTGGAAACTCCGGTGGACAACCCCGACCTTGAATCTATGCGGCGATCAATGCAGGCGGACTACACCCGAAAGACCCAGGAGCTTGCCGAGCAGCGGCGGGAACTGGAACGCCAGATGGCTTATGTCTCTCAGATGCAGTATATGCAGCAGATGGGACAGCAGCCGACCAAAGCACAAGTAGCGGAAATGAAAGGAATCCTCGACCGGCTTCCTCCGACTACCCGCGCATCGATGGAACCCGAAGCCCAGCAGGTCCTAGAGATCATGGAGATGGTGATCCGCGATGAGGTTGAAAGTCGGATGAAGTCTGCGATCAACGGTGACGAGATCGGCACGTTGAAGCGCAGCATCGAGGAGTTGAAGAACCAGCAGTGGCTGAATGCGAAACAGACGGAAGCGAATGCGATCACGGCGAAATACGGTAATGACAGGATTCAACCGCATCTGACGCAAATCGCGGGGGTGCTTCAGCAGAATCGCAATTTGACGGTGGAACAGGCGTTGATGCAGGTGGCCCCGAATGTGATCCAACAGTATTGGATGGAGCAGGGGATACGCCATGCGCATACGCAGAAACAGCGACAACAGCAAGCCGCGTTAGAGGCCATGCGGTCAGGGCCAAGTGCGAACCCGTTGACGGGGTTCCGCGAGAGCGAATCCATGTGGGAATCGGCTCAGGCCGTGATGGGCGCTTCGGCGGCGAATTTGGAGC